AATATGCCCTAAGGTAACTTGCCCTTTTTGTTGTGATACTAATGGAGAACTTTGATTGGTTGCATACCTTAATTCTTCTTGCTCCCCAGTCTCTTTGTTAAACCATAATAATGGATACCTAACAGAGTGCTTGCTTTGCAACGTATATGTTAAAGGAGAATAAGAATCCGCTATTACATACGTTCTATCTTTTATTACCCAATTATCTTTTGGTGGTTTTTGATTTTTTTGTTTATCGACGGGCTTATCATCTTCAATATTGATTGTTTGCACATCGGTATCGTTTAATTCTAATTCTTTTTTTGGTGTTTGTTTTGTTGCCATAATATAATATAATTTAATAAATTTTTAAAAAGGTAATAATTACCCCCACTATATTTAGCAGGGGTAGTATTACCATATTTGTTATACAGAAGCTGTAAATAACACGAAGTTATTAGCACCTTGAGTAACTAAACATCTTTCAGATAAGAAGTGTACTTGCATTGCATCTAAATCAGAAGTATAAGCACCACCAACAGATCCAGTAATCCAAGATTTCATTCTTCTATCGTCAGCTTGATTAGCTCTATAACGAACGTGTAAGAATGGTCTACGGATGTTAGTGCCTAATTGTTGATCATATACAGTTGATGTACCTGCAGGAACAAGAATACCATCAATAGAGGTGTTTGCCATTCCTCCACGGGTAGATGCGTCATTTAAGTATTTCCAGTCAGTTTTGTAGAAATCATAAGACCCACGACGGAATCCAGAGAACCCTAAATTCAATGCCATTTGCTCAGAGTTTTCAAATAAACCGTAAGCAACGCCTCCAGCGGCTCCAGAAGACAAAGAAGCCAACATATCATCAAACTCTAATGAAGTAGCTCGGTTCAAGAATAGCATGTTCTCCTCAATAGCTCCTTGAGTATCCAAGTTTTTCAATATTGAATCGAAATCACTAATACCAGATGCGGCTGAGAAGTTATTAACAATATTACCTCTTTCTCTAACAGCAGAGAAAAGACCTTGAGTTCCTTTATAAGTTACACCAGTAGCTGGCGTTAAAGTTGAAACTCCTGAACTAGTAGCTGATAATTCTCCCTCAATTACAGACATTTCTAAATAGTCCTCAAAACGTAATCTTGTTTCTGATTCAGCTTTTAAGTACCATAAGTATCCAGAAGCACCATCCTCAGTAGCAACTTCTACCCAACCAATCTGAGCGGTATCAGATCCATTGATAGCATATTTTTCTCTAATGATAATTGGAGAATTACTATATTGAGTAAATGATGGCGTAACGGAGTTTATAGAAGAGTCTGTAGATCCTTTTATAAATTCAGAACCATATACAAATATCTTAAGATTTGTAGCTCCTGTAAAGTTTACAGCCCCAGAAGTTAAACTAGCTTGAGAGTAAGGATAAACTGTAAGTGTAGCAGTTCCTCCTGCGGTGCTTGAAGCATTAACAAGGACTTTAAGTTCTGCGCCGGTAGTTGGATTTATAACTACTAATGTTTGGCCTGGAGAGACAACGTTTTGAACAAAATTAACGCCAGTTCCACCAACAGCAAAAGTTAATGTTGTAGCTGTGGCACAAGTTACATTGTTATATGCAATGTGCAATCTATTTTGTTCAGACCAAACAACTTGATCAGAAGACATTGGCATTTCAGCTCCTACCATTCGTAAGAAGCCTGATAAAGTTCTATTACCATATCTTTCTACTTCTGCTTCGTAGATTTCTGGTAAAAATTGTTGCGCGAAATCATTACCACTTCCATCTGTAAAGTTTAAGTAATTTGTTTCTAACGCTTGTTGTTTTTGAGACGGTTTAATTGAACCGAATGAAGGCGATACATTTGCCATAGTGTTTTAATTTTTAAGTGTTAAAATTTTTTTGTTTGGATCTTCAATTTTGAAGAATCCTGGCTGCTTATAGATTTAACCTTAAATCCATTTATGAATGGCTCGCTTGTTGTTCTAGGCGCATCCATGCTTGGATTTTTAGAATTGCTGACTACTTGTTTAATGGCGTCAGCCTTTCCTTGTTCATAAAAATGAGCAGCTATTTTATCAGCATTCATTGCTGAATACAAAGCTTTATGGTAACCCGGCACATCTGATACATTCCCTTCTTTATCTAGAAACTTTCCGATAAAAGATTGTATATTTGATTGGGTTTCAGCAACTTGATTTGGATTTTGAACATTATATCTAAATTTCTTTTCACCTAAATTAAATTCAAAACCTTTGAATTCGTTGTTAAAAAGATTAGATGTTTGTCTCTTAAACATTTCTTGTTGTTGAGCCACTTTGCTTTGCTCGGTGTTATATCTATTGAAAAAATCAATAGCTTTTTGTTGTTCCGCATTAATACCAGGCCTAGCCTTAATTTCTGCGTAATATTTTTGTTTTGCCTCTTCTAAGAAATTTCTTGCTTTAGATATTTCTTCTTTAAATGCTAATTTTTTTAATTTAATTTCTCTTTCGTCATCTATCTCCTCATCGAAAAAAAACTTGTCTTCTAACAAAAACTCAACTTCTTCAGCGTCTAAATGGGGCTTCGTGTTTTTATAATATTCTTTTAATAAAGCAATATTATTTATATTAGAATAGTCTGCATTTAATCTTACATAATCTTCAATTGTCCCGCCTGTTTCCTGCATAAAGGAAATTAACTTTTCAATATTTTCAGGTAATTGAATATTATTATTTTCTTTAGCTTCAATATGGTGTTGAAGTTCGCTTGTTATATCTTCAGTTTCTTTTTTTATTTCTTGTTCAAAGATTTCTTCAATAACATCTTCAGTGGACTCTTTGTCTCCTTGTCCCATTTCTTGCAATCCCATTTCGGGTTGTTCATTGCGTAACACGCTTTCCGTTGTTGTTTGCTCTTGAATGGCATCTATTTCTTCTTTAGGGATTACTACTTTAATTGGATCCTCTTCTTTTTTTGTAAGATCAACCTTAATAGGTTCATCTACCTTATTCAATTTTCGCGGGGTTGATTTTTTTGTTTTTAATTTAAAATCCCCTTCCTGTTTTACTTCTTGTGACATAATATGATAATATAAAATTAGTTAATAAGTTTATTCCATTTGCAACATCCCACTTAAATCGCCCATAAAATTAGTTGCCTCGTTTTGGAAATCTTTTGGTAAAGAATCATTTTTGCGTTGTTCAATTAATTCAGACTGTTGTGTTGCTTGTATTTTTGTTCTTTCGTCTTTTCTATCCTCTAACTGATTGAATTTGTTCATATCAGCTTGCGTCTTTAATTGCGCTAATTGCATATTATAATTAAACTCTTCTGCCAGCAACTGTTTTTTAATTTGAGCCTCTGTTTGCATTTCTTGAATTCTAAATTGCATTTTAGCTTGTTCAAGGCTTATTGCTTCTTGTGTTAATGCTTGTTGTTTTTGTACCTCAAATAATGCTGCTTTTTCTGCATTCTGAGAATTAGCCTCAGCTTGAGCTTGAATATTTGCTAATTGCTGTTGCTGTAATTCTTTTTGTTTTCTTCTTCTCTTTAACTTTAATAATTGATTTGCTAGTTTAAGGTTTTTTACTTGCCTTATATCTATTGCATCTTCTAAATCAATTCCTCCATTTTGTAAAGACACTTGTATGTTTTGTTCTAATTGTTGCTTTTCTTCTTCATCAGGCTCAATCTCCAGGAATATACCAAAGTCATGCAAGTTTAAATGTTCCATTTCTTTTAGGACATCTACATTGTAGGTTGATATACTTTGTTTTAATGAGTTTGCTGTTAAAGGATTATTTAAACAATCCGCAATCCTTAATGATATATTTTCACAGATCCTAGTAGTCAAATAAATACTAGCGTCCTTTATATGCCTTGTGGCTACATTAGAGGCGTTGGCTGCTAATTTTTGCAAACCTACTAAAGCATTTGCATCAGGCTTACTGCCGTCAACAGCCTCATTTAAACCGGTAACATCTCTAATCATTTGAAGGTAGTATTGATAAGTTTGTATTAAACTTTGTATTTTACCTTGCCCGCTTGATGTTGTTAATTCTTGTATAGGCACTTTACCCCTATTTAATTCCCCATCTTGTGTTAAAGATCTTCCAATAATACTACCTGTCTGGAAATACATATTTAGGGCTTCTGCTGGATTGTATTTAGTCCCATTTCCTAAATCAACCTCCATTAATCCATCAACATCTAAGAAAACCCCATCAGGTACAACCTTAGCCATTACTTGTTGTAATTTAAGATGAGTTAATTGTATCATATCCGCAAATGAAATACATTTAGATACGATAGAATCAATCTTACCCTTATACATTCTAGGAGCCACAATATTATAATTCATTTTAACTCTAGTAGTATCCGCGTAGGGTCTAGTCATGTCATTAGACAATTTCCATTCCAGCATCATATCCGTGCCAATAATTTTAGCTCCTGTATATAATACTTCTATGGTTCTCGATACTCTTTCAAAGTTATCATTTGGAGGGGGATTAAAAGAGTCTGTTTTTTGAATTACTTTTTCTAAACCAGTATCACTTTGCTTTATTTTAAATACTTGATTCATGTATGTTTTATATTCAAAATACATTACTTGAACAGTATTTTCATCGTAATTACCCCATCCCTGTATATATTGTCTATTGCCAGGCATTTTTTGAATTCTAAGCAATTCCTCTTCTGATATATGTGGAAATTGTTTTTTCAATTCTGGTATTGTTATAGCTTTAACTTCTCCAGCATAATATATATCCTCAAAGTTAGGATCTTCTGTATATGAATAAACCAAATAAGCTGGGTCAACGTAATCAACCACAATTCCCTCAGCCTTATTAAACGACGTCTTTGTTGCGGCAATCCCAATAGTTGTTAAATCGTAATTAAGTCTTTTTCTAGTAAGATCATACTTATTAGTTTTTAAAACAGTATTTATAGCCTCTTCCTCAGCAATTTCAATTGCTTGTTTGTAGGAGAGTTGCATGTGTAATTCTAACTCGTCTAATGTAGCAGGTAAATCAATAGGGGCAATATTTGATTTGGATATATTAACACCCGTTATTTCCAAAGTGTCCTGTATATCGGACTGGGCAAACATATCAAATTTTATTGCGGAAGCGTATTCTACCCTTTTCTTTAATGAATCTGGATCTTGCGCAAAGGCTTTTACGTCATAAGTTTTTTGAGAAATACCATTAGCAACTATATCAACAAATTTTGATAATATTGGCACAGGAGTCCAATCTAAGTTTAAATAAGATAAATCGCCATTTATGGATAATTCATCTTTATATTTTTGTATTGGTTGTTCTCCTCTAGCGTATAATCTTAATCTATTAAAATTATTCCAATGCGTTAAATACCTATTGCCACTTGTTCTGCCTTGATTAAACCACTCTTGTTCAATAGCCCGCGATACTTGTAATCCATATTCTTCGGAAGCCTTAGTAGCATCATCTACAACCTGACTAGGGAAAGCGCTATTTGGATTTGTATATATATTCATTTACTTAATAATTTTTGATGTAGTCCCTTCGTTATTATATTTTTTAAATCCTAAAGGTACCGTCATTATTTCTCTTTTTTGAATAGGTGTATATTTATTTTTATTACATGCCATTATCGCTAAGCCCGAGCTGATAGAAGCATCATGACTCGTTCTTCTATTTAGATCAAATCTAGCCCAGTCTTCTAGGGTTTCTTGGAAGTACATTGTACCGTAACCGGTATCAAGCAAACCAACGTGATCCTCTATATATGTTTCTATAGCTGCCGCGTGTGCCTGTATAACATCTTGTGATGAATTTGGTATTCCCCCAATTTCTCTTTCTGTAACAGACAATTTATTAAAGACTCTATCTGGTCTATTCATAGAAAACCCTCTATAGCCTCTTCTTTTAAAATAATATAATAATCTAGGTTTATTATTCTCTGCCAATATTGGCATCCCATAAAATACACAAGCCATTAATACGTCTTCAAAAAATATTTCAGCAGTTTGTGGCCTTGATATATATTGCAAAAAAAATGTATTTGACGGGGCATCTTCCATTGAAAATTTTGTTAATCCGTGCAATGAAGCTTTTGAACCTCTTCCATCCGTTGTGCCCGATATATCATACGGGTCACACCCAAATGCACCTATATGTTCATTACCAGGATATTTCATACCATTCTTTAATATTATATTATTTTGCAAATGGTAGGGAGGAATCCATGACACTAAAAATCGCCCATCTTTATTTGGATAAAATATAACCTTAGTATCTTGTATCCCGTTTTCCCATTGAAAGTTTCCACGAGTTAATATGTTTGTATTTCTTAAATCATTATTATAATCTATCTGCTCGTATATCTTTGTAAGATTAAATAAAGATTGTTTTGTTTCATCTCTAAATGCGTGCTGTTCTGTTCTTGGGAATTGGCGGTAATATTCGTTAAGTGCATCGGGATCTGATTTTAAACCGTCAACCTCATTTTGCCAGTGCTCAATAACTCCATAATCTATTTCATTCCCGTCGATTCCTTTGACTGGGGTTTTTGGAGTATCGAATACAGGTATGCCATAAGTATCAATGAATCCTTCGTAGGACCATTCCATAGGTATGAACAAACTATATAATCCTGAATTAGTCTGTCCGTTGCGGTTTCTTTTCGTGACGTCTGAAGCATAATATAGCTTTTTAAAATTATCACCTCCTTTATCTAAAGCATTTGATGTTGATCCCATCATACACTTCCCTATAATCCGACTACCTAACCTCAAACAAGTTTTTGTAACTCTCCAGTTATTTAATATGTTATCTGGCTTTAGCCATTTCCCGCTTTCATCATGTACAAGTAATCTTAATTTTTCACCATCATAGGAGTTATCACCCGTATTTTTCCAATCTATTGTTGTATCAAGCCCCTCTAATTCTTCAATATTTTCTTGACTCTCTAATTTTTTTCTTGTGAACTTTGATGCAGGAACCCTATAAGCAAGTTCTGTTTTAGGCCTGTCCATACCATCTTGTATTGGTTTAAAGAAAAAAGGATAGTTAAGTGAAATAGGAACAACTTTGTCGGTAAACATTGTTTTGGCGTCAGCCCCTGATTTTGATAAAATACCAAATCGTGCGTCACTAGATATAGTTGCTTGATTAACCAGTTCTGATGAAGACATAAAAGAGAATCCAGAACGTCTATTCTTTAAATAACACATTCCATAACATCTTTGGTCAGCTTTACAAGCCTCCCAAAATATAAAAAATAATCTATTTGATTCTCTAAAGTCCGGTGCTCCAACATCTATTTTGCTCCATTGTAGGTACATATAATGTGTGCCTGTTATATAAGTTGGTATGCCATTGTTGTAA